GTTTATTGCAACGGTACAAATTTTTATTCTGGACTATCTGGAACAGCTGGTAACTTTACGGTAGCTGGGACTACAACTTTGTCTGGTGCTACAACTTTGTCTAGCGCTTTGAACTACGGTGGAGTCTCGCTAGCTAATGCGGTTACTGGCACAGGGAATATGGTGTTATCTGCTTCTCCTACGCTTACTGGAATTCCTTTAGCTCCAAATGCAGCCGCTGGAACAAATACAGCACAAATAGCAACTACAGCTTTTGCTTTAGCTAATGGAATCCCATCTGGCGCTATTATTTTGTGGTCTGGCTCTATTGCTTCTATACCTAGTGGTTGGCTGCTATGTGATGGTTCAAGCGGAACTCCAGACTTAAGAGATAGATTTGTTGTTGGCGCTGGCTCTACTTATGCCGTAGCCGCAACAGGTGGTTCAGCAAATGCAATTGTAGTAACACATACTCATACAGCAACCTCTACTGATGCAGGGCATACGCATGGCTATACAGCTCCATCATTATCACCAAATAATGCTGCTGGTAGTATTCCTGATTACATTCAAACAACAAGCGGAACAACTGCTACAGGCAACGCAAATATTACAACTACTGTTGCTGCTGCTGGTTCGTCTGGCACAAATGCTAACCTGCCTCCATATTATGCTCTTGCATATATTATGAAAGCATAATATGACTAAAACCATTCAAGACAAGTTAAGTAGCGGTAATAGTGTTTAATTTATAGGAGCAAAAAATGTCAGTAACAGTAAACGGAACTAATATAGTTTTTAACGATGCAACAACTCAGAATACTGCTTTCCCTGGTTCGGCGGGCGGTGGCATTTCATCAGTACAAACTTTTAACACCTCTGGTACTTTTACAACCCCAGGAAATGTCACAAGAGTCTATGTTGTTGTAGGTGGCGCAGGTGGCGGCTCTGGTGGCGGTTCACCCTCACAGTCTTATGGCGGCGGCGGCGGTACAGGAATTGTCGGCGCTGGTTACTACACAACTACTGCAAGCACAGCTTACACAGTTACTGTTGGAAACGGCGGTAATCGTGGCAATAATGCCAACTTTGGAAATGCAGGCGGCGCTGGCGGTGCAAGTTCTTTTGGAAATTTGTTAACTGCAAATGGTGGTAATGGTGGTAATGGTGGTTTGGGTAATGGCGAGCCAGGAAATCCAGGCAATGGTGGTAGTTCACCTTTAGCACAACTAACAATAAGTGGCTCACCTCTTTATCAGCCTGTCTTATGGACAACTGGAAGTGAAACTACAGGCGCTAGCCCTGGTCCAGGTGGCGCTAACCCTGGTAATGTTGGTAATCCAGGAAAAGTTCTTGTTTATTATTAAGGAGTAATTATGAAAAATGCATTAATCGATACTCCATCCACTTTAGTCGTTCAAGTTGAGCCGTTGGGTCAAACGTTTCCTGTTGATCCTGCTCATCAATGGGTGGACTGCCCTGATGATATAACTGCTGGCAACTATACATATAGTAACGGACAGTTTACCCCCGTTCCCCAACCTGAACCTGTTCCACCTACAGCAGAACAAAACAAACAGACTGCAATAATTAAATTACAAAGCACGGATTGGACTACTATTCCCGATGTTGGGGATCCAACAAAAAGCAATCCTTATTTAAGCAACGTTCAAGATTTTGTTACGTATCGTAACGCTGTGCGGCAGTACGCAATTACTCCTATAGCTGGAAATATTAGCTGGCCCATAAACCCAACCGAAGTTTGGACAACTGCTTAATGAAGCAAGAACTTTTAAATAACAATTATTTGTTTGTACCTGAATTTATAACAAAACAAGAAGCTAACAATTTATTTAAAAATTTTAAAAAACAAATACAGTTATATCCAAACATTTGTTATGAAGATAAACAAGTTAGCAATGCTGATTCAGTCCTTAACTATGTGCCTTTTGTTGCGTTAATGTGTGAAAAAACTGCACACATGAATGAGTTAGTTGGCGAAAAGCTATTGCCAACATACACTTTTGCTAGGATATATAAAAATGGAGCAGAGTTAACAAAGCATACAGACAGACCCTCTTGCGAAATTAGCGTAACTGTAAATCTTAGTAATGATGAAATTCCTTGGAATCTATGTTTTACGAAACCTGATGGTTCTATTGTTTTAAAAGACTTAAAGGTTGGGGAAGCTGTAATTTATTTAGGATGTATATCTGAGCATTGGCGCGAAGATGTTTTTGCTGGAAAAGAATATGGGCAAGTATTTTTACATTATGTAAGAAGTGAAGGTATGTATGCCAATCATTGCTTTGACGGAGTAAAAAGATGAAACATACTTATATGACTTATGAGGCTGCAGTATCACCTGAAATATGTCAATCCATAATTAAACAATTTGAAAATCAACCTTTTAGTTCTGCAAAAGTTGGAACTGACAATCAAGAGCGCATAGACCGAAAAATAAGAAATACTGAAATTCAATGGGATTCAAAAAACAGTTTAATTGAATGTATTATTTCTCGATTTATTATTCAAGCAAATCAAGAAGCTTTATGGAATTTTGATATTACTGAACCTGAAATTGTGCAAATAGCAAAATATGAAAAAAATCAATTTTATGAACAGCACATTGATTGCTATATTAAAGGTGGTGATGTAATAGCTACTGGCAACGGCGGTGGAATTATTGTCCCTATGCTATCGCAAAGAAAAATAAGCGCTTCATTGTTACTTAATGATGAATCGGAGTATGAAGGTGGTGATTTATTAATGCTAAATGAAACAATAAAAACAAAAAAACAAGGAACTATTATTGTGTTTCCATCATTTATGGCTCATCAAGTTACTCCAGTAACAAGGGGTGTTCGTTATAGTGCAGTGTGTTGGATGGCGGGTCCAAAATGGAAATGAATGTAACAATAAATAAATTTGTTGGTATTTTTGAAAATGCTTTTTCTAAAGAATATTGTGAAAATTTAATTAAAAATTATGACACTGCTGTACAAGCTGGTTATGGTCGCACTCGTCAAGACGAAGAACCCTATTCTAAATTGGAAAAAGCTGACACTCAATTATTTAGTTCGTTAGAAAACATTCAAATACCAATACAAAACATAGCTCTTTTTAATGAAACGTTTTGGGGTAAATGTTATCCAATATACGAAAAAGAATTTGCATCATTAAAAAATTCAGGAAAACATAGTAACTATTCTTTTAAAATGCAAAAAACAGGTTTGCGAGAAGGATATCATATTTGGCATTATGAGTCTCCTAATAGAGAAATGTGTACTCGTTTGCTTACTTGGATGGTTTATTTAAACGATGTAGAAGAAGGTGGCGAAACTGAATTTTTGTATCAAAGTATGCGAGTTAAACCAAAACAAGGTACGTTACTTATTTGGCCCGCTGCGTTTACCCATACCCATAGAGGCAACCCACCATTAAGCAATGAAAAATATGTTGTTACAGGCTGGACTGAATTTTAAGGAGCGATAATGATTAAGACTATTCAAGACACTATTGAAGCGGGTGAATTTAAGCCACGCCATACCATTGAAATTTACTGTCCTAGTTGCAGCCGCGATGTGGACGAGACCGAACTAGCTATGAAAGTATGTGGCGATTGTGGACATCATTTAGATGAGCCAGAACAGCACGTAGCTATTGTGGTAGCTAATCTATCTTCTGGTGGGGCTACGCTCTGATGTATGGCAGACCCTTACGGAATATCCGAAGGAGTAAAAACTCTTAGCGGTAGCCTTGATGCAACTAGAGAGGCTACTAAAGGGCTGTCTAAAAGTATTGAAGATGCCCAGCACGATGCAGTAGATGTAGCGCAGAAACAAGCTAATGAACGCATTAGGGCAAGGCGGGAAGCAGAGTTTAAGAAGGAAAGAGCATTAATCAAGGCTTTAGAGTCATGGCAACATAAGAAGCAAATCTCCGATGAAGAAGCAAAACTAAAGATTGATTTTGTTAAAAAGCATGGTGCTAAAGAGTGGGAAGCAGTATTAAAGATTAAGCTGGATATTGAGAACATGGAGCGCAAAGACAATGAAGAATACAAGCATGATTTAAAAGCAGTTAGACGGGTACAGTTTTATTGCGTTGCAGCAGCTGCCGTTATTGCATGGTATTTAACATGGGGTTATAAATAATGAATATCCAAGACATTTTAAAAGCTGTATTACCAATTGTTGTAGCGTGTTTGGCTTGGTTATTAGGTCAAGTATCAGACTTTTCTACACGGCTTACCAAGATTGAAGGGCAGATGCCAGCTTTAATTACTAAGGAAAATGTACCAACTGATTCTCCACTTTCTGCTGAAGCAAGGCATAAACTTAAAGAAGAAATTTATAAAGATATTCACCAATTACAAGTTAAAGTGCAATTACTTGAAGAACGAGAAAAGGGAAGAAAATAATGTTTCCATTAGACGCATTACTAAATATTGGCGGTAAGATTCTAGATAAAGTCTTTCCTGACCCAGCACAAGCAGAGCAAGCCAAACTCAAGCTGTTAGAGATGCAACAGAACGGTGAGCTGGCTAGAATTGCAGCGGATACTGCAGAGCAGCAAGAACTTACTAAAAGGCAGCAAGCTGACATGGCTTCTGACTCTACGCTATCCAAGAACATCCGACCTGCCACCCTTGTATTTATATTGGTTGTCTATTCAACCTTTGCCATGATGTCTGCGTGGGATATTGAGGTAAACAACAATTATGTAGAACTGCTTGGGCAATGGGGTATGCTCATTATGTCTTTCTATTTCGGGGGTCGTACCCTTGAGAAGATCATGGATATGAAAGCTAAAAAAGAATGACGTATGACCAATTAGATGCTTTAGGTATTGACCATAAATGGCTTGCACCTTTGGAAGAAGCCTTTGTTAAATACGATATTTCTACGCCTGTTCGTCAGGCTTGCTTTATGGGTCAATGCGCTCACGAGTCTGGGAACTTTAAAACCCTGCAAGAGAACTTGAACTATAGCGCTGAAGGTCTAATGAAGACTTGGCCCAGCCGTTTTGCTACTAAAGAGATTGCAGACCAATATGCACGTCAACCAGCTAAGATTGCTGGTAAGGTTTACAACGGGCGCTTAGGCAATACCAGCGAGGAAGAGGCTGCTAAATTTTTAGGCAGAGGACTTATCCAGCTAACTGGCAAGGAGAACTATGAACACTGCGGACTGGGTATTGGTGTTGATCTTCTTGCTGACCCTACTCTATTGCTGGATCCACGATATGCTGCTCTATCAGCAGGATGGTTTTGGAACAAGAAAGGCTTAAACAGCTTGGCAGATGCCTCAGATATTGAGACAATGACTAAACGTATTAATGGAGGCTTAATTGGTTTAGATGACCGTAAAGCCAAGATTTCTAAAGCATTGTCAGTACTAGGGTAAACCCGTATGCCATTACAAAAATTACAATTTAGACCTGGTCTTAATCGAGAAGGTACTGATTACGCCAACGAAGGCGGTTGGTATGACGGAGACAAAATTCGTTTCCGTTCTGGCTTTCCTGAAAAAATTGGTGGCTGGACACGCATGGCTACTGCTCAATTTTTAGGCACGGCACGGTCTTTATGGAATTGGATTGCGCTTAGCGGTTCAAATTACCTTGGAGTTGGAACAAACACAAAATACTATGTTGAGCAGGGGGGCGTTTATTACGACATTACCCCAGTAGTCTATAGCTCTAGCCCAGCTTTAGATAATTGCTTTGTTGTTACAAGTGGTTCAAATGTTGTAACAGTAATAGATGGACAATATAGCCCTAGTGTTGGTGACTATGTAACTTTTTCTGGCGCTAATACAGTAACAGGAACCAACGTAACAGGCACTATTCTTAACCAAGAATACGAAGTAAATTCCTCTGTTAATACAATAGCTTATACAGTAGTAGTATCTGTTACCGCTAATGCAAGCAATACTGGCGGTGGAAATACCGTTATAGCCGCTTATCAACAACCTATTGGCTTAAATGTATATTCAGTTGGTGTTGGATGGGGTACTGGACCTTGGCCCGATAACGGTGTAGTTACTGTTTTAACTGATCCATTTACAACTTCAAATACAAGTAACGTAGTTACTGTAACCCATACTGCACATAACTTATCTAACGGACAAGCGGTTATTTTTGGTAATGCAACGGCTACTGGAGGTATTTCAGCACCTCTTTTAAATACTTTGTTTTATGTAACTACAGTTAACGCTAATGCCTATACTGTAACTGTTCAAGTTAATGCTAATGCTTCAGTTTCTGGCGGTGGTACGGTAACTGAGTATGCCCAAACTGGTACTCGTGGATGGGGCACTGAATTTAGTACGGGTATTGGCACACAACTTCGTCTTTGGTCTAACGATAACTATGGAGAGCAACTTTTTATAGCTCCTCGTGGAGGTAGTATTTTTTACTGGATACCCACTGGGCAAACTTATCCAAGTTCTATTGCTGGAGGTTTAGAAACTAGAGCGCAATCTTTAGCAACGCAAGCAACTGCTGCTGGATATGATGGGGATTATGTTCCAACTGAAACTTACCAAGTAGTTTCATCTGCTATTCAGCGTTTTATTATTACTATGGGAGCTAATTCTTATCTTCCTGGCGACCCTAATACCACTTTTGATCCAATGCTTGTGCGTTGGTCTGACCAAGAAAATCCATACGAATGGGTTCCAGCAGTAACAAACCAAGCAGGTGAGTTCCGTTTGTCCAATGGTTCTTTTATTATGCAAGCTAAGGCTACTCGCCAAGAAATTTTAGTTTGGACTGATTCGGCTATTTATTCTATGCAGTACTTAGGACCTCCTTACATTTGGGGTTTTCAAATATTGATGGATAACATATCTGTTATGTCCCCTAACTCTATGATTACGATTAACAACGTAACGTATTGGATGGGTGTAGATAAGTTCTATATGTATTCTGGACGAGTAGAAACACTACCTTGCAGTCTGTGGCAGTATATTTTTAACGATATTAATAAAGACCAATCTTTTCAAATTTTTTCGGGCGGTAATGAAGGGTATAGTGAAGTTTGGTGGTTCTATTGTTCTGGTAACTCAAATATAATTGATAAATATGTCATCTATAACTATCTTGATCGAGTATGGTATTACGGCTCTATGGCAAGGACTGCTTGGCTTGATTCTGGTATTCGCCAATACCCAATGGCAGCAGATTACAATTCTCGCATTTTGTTTCAGGAATCAGCAGTTGATGACGTGTCTGGTGTAACCCCAGTACCTATTAACGCATATGTTCAATCGTCTGATTTTGACATTGGCGATGGGCATAACTTTGGTTTTGTTTGGCGCATTTTGCCTGATATTAACTTTAACGGCTCAAATACAAATAACCCAGAAGTAACTATGACGGTTAGACCTCGTCAAAACTCAGGCACTCCTTACGGACAAGCTGATAACCCAAGGGTTATTAGTGCAGATAACTTTACTAATGTAGGCGTTTACAACGTTCAAGAGTTTACTGGGCAGGTTTATACCCGTTTGCGTGGTCGCCAATTAGCTTTCCGTATTGAGTCCACTACGCTTGGTGTAAGCTGGCAGTTGGGTAGCCCTCGTATTGATATTAGAAATGACGGTAGGCGTTAATGGCTATTAGCTTACGTCCTTCTAAAGCGCCCAATCTATTAGTTGCCCCCGTAGATTATGACCAGCGCTATCAAGATCAGCTTAATAATGCCCTACGCCTTTACTTTAACCAGATAGATACTTTTACAGGATTTACAGCCCAGCCAATATCAGGCACTACGGCAGAGCGTCCTGGAACAGGTCTTCATATTGGGCAAATGTACTTTGATACTAGCCCTGGCCTTGGTATTCCTTTTTGGTGGAACGGCACGAATTGGGTAGATGCAACTGGGCAGGTAAAAATACCTGTTTTTGTCTCAATTACAGGGGTAAAAGCTGTAGGAAGAATAGGAACCGTAACGGTTACAACTGTATGACAAATGCTATACAAAACACACCTGACAAGGTAAAGTTCAGACATGACGTTTTAATGGTTGAGCAGGGCCTTAAAGATAAGGTTGCATCGGGAGAAATAATTCCAGATGATAGCCCTTTAAAGCATTACTTTTCACCAGTAGACGAGAAGTACGGCTGTTGTGCTTACGCTAGAGAAATTCTTTTACGCAAAGGTAGTCTAGTTATAGGTAAAATACATAAACATCAGCACTTAAACATTATCTCTAAGGGTAAGGTTACGGTGTTTACTGAATTTGGCAAGAAAGATTTAGAAGGACCTTGTACGTTTGTATCAGAAATAGGGTTAAAAAGGGCTGTCTATGCCCATGAAGACACTATCTGGACAACTATACATTTAACTGCCCATGTGGGCGAAGAGAATTTAGACAAAGTTGAAGATGAAGTTATAGCTCCGCATTATGGGGATTTAGGCTTGATAGCATCTGTCAATGATTTGGTTAAGATTGAGGGAGAAAAACTATGACTTGGGTAGCCGCTGGAACCGCCACATTAACCGCCGCCGAAATTGCTGCCGCTGAAGCCGCTGCCGCTGCCGCTGCCACCGCCGCTGCCGAAGCCGCCGCCGCCCAAACCGCTAGCACTGCATTAGTTGCTGAAGCTGCCCCTGCTCTTACTCAAACTGCCGCTACGGTTTTACCAGAAGCTACTAGCACACTTGTACCCGAAGCTACAGGTATTGTAGAGGCTGCACCTGGCGCTGTTCCGCCTCCAGCCCAACCAATGACACCTGCTGGCATAGAACAAATTACCCCTGCTGGGTCTACTCCAACACCCCCTGCTGAGCCTATGCCTCCTGCTCAACCACCTACTCAACCACCTGTTCAACCACCTACTCAACCACCTGTTCAGCCTCCAACTTCTGGTCCTCAGACTTGGTCTGATATGCCAACACAGGCTGAAGGCTTTTCACCAGCCGATTCTACTGGACCTGTTGACGCACCTACACAAATTCCTCCGCCGTCTAATGTACCTACTCCTGAGACTAATCCGTTCTTGCAAGGTGTTAAAGATGTAGGAAGTTGGATGAATGAAAATAAAGGTTATACAGCTGCTGGTGCTTATATGGGTCTACAGTCCATGGGCGCTTTTAATCAAAAAACAGCACAAATGCCAGAAAAAAAGACTTTTAAGAATCAATATAGTCTTTCGCCTAATTTCCAAGGTGGTCCGTATAGTCAGCCTAACGTCTATAAACCTAGTTATGCAGCGGGTGGCATTACGCAAATTAATGGTCCTGTAGAACGAATGAGTGCAAATGCTTTGGGCGGTAATACTAATATGTACCCACAAAGTCAGCAAGAACGTACCAATTTTGCTACTCCAACTCAAATGCCAGTAAGCGCAGAAGTAACTATGAATAATGAGTATTCTGGTGTAACTATGGCGCAAGGGGGTATTGCTAGGTTTGCTAATGAGGGGGAAGTTGAAGAAGATACTCATACCCCTCGCCGCTATCGTGGTAACTTGACGGGTACGCTTGATAAGTACAACGAGATGATTGAAGGTAAAAAAAGTGGTAGTTTGCCTAGTGGTAAAGCTGACCCCTATACAGGAGTAGTAGGTACTTTTGAAGACAGCGATATAGATACTAGACTCCAAGATCCTTATACTGCGGCGCTAACTAGACTAAAAAAGACTGGTAAACGAGCTAATTATGATGTTGCTGCTCTTCCTGCGGGTATCCAAGCGGGGGCTTTAAACATGCCAACAAGGCAAGCCGCTGGTGGTGGAATCATGCAAGCTAATTTAGGTGGCTACGCTGCAGGTGGTAATCCTCGTTTACTTAGTGGACCTGGTGATGGCATGAGCGATAATATCCCAGCTACTATTAGTGGTAGACAACCTGCTCGATTAGCTGATGGTGAGTTTGTAGTCCCAGCTGACGTGGTGTCTCACTTAGGTAATGGCTCTACTAACGCTGGCGCTAAAAAGTTACATGGCATGATGGATAAAGTAAGAGTAGATAGAACTGGGAAAAAGAAACAAGCCCCAGCAGTAAAGGCAGGAAAATACATCCCTAAGTAATATGTTACAAAGCGCTCAGTCTTTAGAAGCTAAAAATGTAGCGGCAAACATATTGCTTAAGGAAGTGGGGGTTCAACCCTGCGGTGATTTACAGGCATTGTTTTGGGTAGGTGAAGAGAATAAAATTGAATGGGTTATAGGGTATACAGCTTTTATAGGAAAGACATGCCAAATGCATATGGTTAATCTTAAAGGAGGGTATACCCCAAAAGGTCTTTTGTTTGGTGCTTTTGACTATCCATTTAATCACTGTAAGTTAGAAAAGGTTTTTGGTCTTGTAGATAGTAATAATGTTAGAGCTATGGAATATGACCGAAAATTAGGGTTTAAAGAAGCCATAAGATTTGCAGGAATGCATGATAGCGGTGGTGATCTTGTAGTCTTTGAAATGGATAAAGCTGATTGTAGGTGGATTAAGGAACGCAAAAAATGAGATACGACTTAGAATCAACTCTGCCTGAACGGGCTTTTTCTCCACGATTAGGTCGTGGTTTTGGTGCTCATGGAATGACACTTGAAGGTGGTAAAGGTGGCGGTGGAAACACTACGCAAAGTACAGGTACTACGTACAACACTAATATTCCAGAATACGCTCAACCGTATGTTGAGAACATGCTTGGGGCTACCCAGAAGCAATTGTTTAATATGGATGGTAACGAGATTACAGGGTTTAAACCTTACCAACCATATAGCACTAACGTAAATGATTACGTAGCAGGGTTCTCTCCCTTGCAACAACAAGCACAACAAGCTACTGGGCAGTTGGGCGTTCCTAGTCAGTATGGTCAAGCTACCCAAATGACTGGCATGGCTGGTATGGGTTCTTTAGGTTTAGCAGGGCAAATGGCTGGCGCTGGTCAAAACTTTGCACAACAAGCTCAAGACCCCAATGCTATGCAAGGTTATATGTCGCCTTACATGCAAAACGTTGTTGACTATCAAAAGTCCCAAGCGTTGCGTGACTATAATATTGGTCAAGGAGTACGTAAAGCTCAGTCTGTAGGTCAAGGTGCGTTTGGTGGTAATCGTCAAGCTTTAATGGAAGCAGAAGCTCAACGTTCTTTAGGTAATCAGTTACAAGGTATTACAGCACAAGGTTCTCAACAAGCGTTCCAAGATGCACAAAAACAGCAACAATTTGGTGCTCAGTTAGGTTTGCAAGGACAACAAGGTGCAATGCAAGGTCTTGGTCAATATGGTGCTATGGGCGCTCAGTTAGGTCAGTTAGGTGGTCAAGAACTTGCTGCTAGACAAGGCATTATTCAGTCTCAGTATGGTATGGGTCAGCAACAGCAAGCTATGGAACAACAGAAGATTAACCAAGCTATGCAAGACTGGGCTAATACTCAACAGTACCCACTTATGCAGTTGGGTGTTATGTCTAACATGCTTCGTGGTCTCCCAATGCAAGCGTCTACCACTAACCAATATCAAGCTGCTCCTAATGCTCTTACGCAAGGCATTGGCGCTGCTGGTGCTGGTGCATCTTTATATAACGCGCTTAAAGGTGGTAAGGAGGGTGGCCTTCCCAGTGAGTTTAAGAGTACTGGTATCAAGTCTTATTACGAAGGTGACGTTGTTGAAAGCACTAAGTCTGACTTGTACGATTTGCCATTAGAAGAGTTAGAAAAACGTGCTAAGAGTTCTACTAGCCCTACTATTAAACGTTTGGCTAGTGCAATCGCTAAAGAAAAACGCATGGGTTTAGCTGGTGGTGGCATTATTGCATTTAAAGATTCTACTGATGAGAACAATCAAAGTTTAGTTAAAGAAGACCCAGCTGCAGTTGCTAAAGCCTATCGTGACGCTGCAGTGATGAATTCTTTTAAACAAGAACCTAAACCATACGTTGAACGCTCTATTGTTCAAGCTGCTCCAGCCGCAGCTCCAGTTGTAGAAGCCCCAGTAGAACGTGCTAATCCAGCTTTGGTACGCCAAGCTCAGATTGACGCTGCTTTACTAGAAGGTGGCAATAAAAATATGCCTAAAAATCTTCAGTACGTAGAAGGCGCTACTGATAGAAAACAATTTTTAAACCCAGATAGTAAAGTAGCGCAAGGAATCACTCGTCAGAATCTTGCTGGTACTGGGTTAAGTTTTGAAGAAGATGTTGCTAAACAAAAATTACAACAAGATCTAATAGAAAGCGGTGCTAAACGTAAAGGCCCACAAGCTAAAACATTTGCTGATTTATCAGAAGACCAAAAAGCTAAATTCTTTGCGGCTATTGAGGGTAAAACACTTACTACAGATAAAAAAGCTCCAACGTCTATTAGTTCACCAGAAGACGCAGCTAAACTTGGTCCTGAATATAAAATAGGTAAACCTGCTGGTATTAAAGCTGCTGCGCCTGCGACCGCCGTTACCCCAGTTGTTCCTGCTACTACTGGCACTAAAACTCCAGGCGGTTCAATAGCAGCAGAATTTGGTTTAGAACGTCCTGCTGAAGACCCATACGCTAAGATGTCTGTATCAGAAATAGCTAAAGAAAAATTAGCGTTCTTAGGTCCAGATGTTAGAAAAGAAGAACGTGCAGGACTAATGGCAGAACGCGCTAACGCTAAAGACGAAGCTCGCCGCACACAATCATTACGTTTTGCTGAGTTTTTTGCTGATTGGGGTTCAAGACCTGGTAGCACTATTGCCGCTGGTTTAACTGCGCTTAAAGAAAAAGTTCCTAGTATTGTTAGTGATTCAAGAAAAGAAGCCGAGATTCGCAGAGCTATTAACAAAGATATTGCTGGATTAGATAAAGCTGACCGTCTAGAAAAAGCTGGCGCTTGGGACGAAGCTGCTAAGCTTAAGAGTGATTTAGGTAAAGAAGGAAGAAAAACTTACGGTGATGAATTAAATTTCTTATCTGCTCGTTTGACTGATAAGAGAGCACTTGAAGTTGCTAAAATTAATCAAGCTGGTAAAGTTGAAGCTGCTGGTAGTAAAGGTGGTTTTAAAACTGTTCAAGAAGCTGAAAACGCGCTTGATAAACACCTTGCAGATAACAATAAATTTGGGTCTGAATACTCTAGTGCTAAAGCAATTGTTAAAGCTGGCAAAGCAGATTATGAAGCTGGTAAGTTTGACGAAGCTAAAAAGAAACGTTACGAAGAATCTTTGGCAACAATCAATAAACGTGAAAGTCGTGAAAAAGAACTTAGAAATAACATTGAGTTCTTTAAACAAAATAAAGGAATGCCTACTACTTCGTCTGGTGAGTCTAGTGGCGTTGATTTAAACAGTTTTTGGAAACAAGGGAATCCAATATAAATGGCGAACCTACCTTTTGATATAGAGGGTGCAAGAAGAGCTGGAGCTAGTGACGCTGAAATAAATAATTTTTTAGGTCAAAAGTTAGGCTTTGATGTAGCAGGTGCAAGGCAAGCAGGGGCATCTGACGACGTTATTCTTGACACCCTAATGAAAGGCCCTCCTTCGGCAAAAGTTGCTCCAGCTCCAGCTGCGGCTCCAGAAAGTTTTTCTACGCTTAGAGGAATTGCTGACGTGCCTTTACAGATAGGTAAGGGCGCAGTATCAGGCGTTAGAATGATTGCCGACGCATTTGGTGCTGGTAGTGATACAGGTAAGACTTTAAAAGGTGCAGAAGATTACCTTGCTAACTTAATGAGCGCTCAGTCTAAACAAGACTCAAAAGAAATTGCTCGCATCATGAAAGAAGCTGAAGACAAAGGGGCACTTGACCAAGTTAAAGCTGCGGTTCAAGCAATGGCTACAGCCCCTGTTGACTTTCTTTCTAACGCACTTGGTACAGCAGCACCAGCTATTATTGCTGGTTTAGGTGCTACGGTATTAGGGCCAGCTGCAGGTATAGCTGCAGGTCTTACTGTCGGTTCGACTATGGGCGCTGGTACTGTTAAAGGTTCTATATACGAAGCAGTTAAAGATGAACTAGGTAAAACAAACATGCCTGCTGACCAAGCAGAAGCAAGGGCACAACTAGCTCAAGCTTATAACGGTAAGA